CATTTTGGACATAGAGCGCATCTCTGCCATCTCTTCTTTCATGCCACCACGATAACGACCGCCTTTCATTTCCATGGCTTCTTCCTTCATGCCATGACCTTTCGGCTTGATCATGCCGCCCTTCTTGAAGCCGGACGAACGCATGCGTTCCTTCTCGGCACCTGTCAGCGGGCCGCTATCCATAGCAGCTTCTGCCCGGCCAGCCTTGCGCTCCTTGTCGGAGATCGGCTCACGCGCACGCTCACGACGCATCACGTCTTCGGCCATTTCCGCACGACCCTCTTGGGCCTTCGGAGACTGCATGCCCTGACGGATTGCGCCGCCCTCGCGATATGCTTTGATCATGCCACCCTTCTTGTTGTAGCTAGTGTTGGTGTCAGTTGCACCCGAGCCTAAGTAGTTGCGACGATGCTCGATGGTGCCCGGCTCCATGCCCGTTTCGTTGGTGCGACGAATGCCCATGCGCTCAAAGAAGCCACGCTCCGACCGACGGGCAGCCGCTTCACGATCCGCTTCCTCTTGCATGGTACGCACCATAAAAGCATGCCGCTCTTCTGGGGTCATCTCGCGCTGACGCGCAGGCGCCGGACGACGCGGACGAGAACGCTGTTCAGCTACGCGGCGATTCAGAAGGTCCCGCATCTCAGGCGTAGTTTCTTCATATGGAGGGGGTGCCATGTCCGGCACTTGATCAGGAGATGACACAGTGGACGGAACGGTTTCGCCAGGGAAGTTGCCACCGCGAGCGGGAGGACGAGACGGCGCCGCAGGAGGATTGCTTGGGCGCTGTGTCCGGCGCGCACGTTCCAATGGCCGCTGGCTAGGCTCTGCACTAGGGGCAGAAGGCTCTGTCATTCTCTGAAGGAGGCGACGAAAGTTTTGGCCTACAGGTTCGTTGGTGACGCCCGAGCGGGCCTGCCCGCCTTCTTGGAATTTGACTCGTCTCATGTGGTTAGTTCCTTACGCGAAAGATGTTGGAGTTAATTTAGGAAGGCACATTCGGCTTGACGCCGACGAACCAAACCTGTTAGTATGCGGCCACCAGCCCGGTTCCATTTTAGGAGTTCCTCTTGGGCACCGTCCCAATCCTCGGCTTCGATGCGGCGACGCAACGTGCTGGATCGATAACGGGGCACGCCCAAGTTGTAGGCGAAGTCCGTAATGGCGCCGAGGGCGCGGGGCTTAGAAGCCAAGACAGGAGACGCCCGAAGCACGCCCGCCATGTAAGTCGAAACCAACTCGCCCGTGAGCCACTCTTCAGCGATCTCCTTGGTGATGGGCGGGTGGTCCATCGTAACGCGCGTGCCGTCAGGCTTGTTGACCGTGCCGTAGCCTATAGTCGGGTAGCCTGCCGGGCAGATGTAGGGCTTCAATTGCAAACCCTCAAAGGTCCGGCACAACTGGGCAGCGATGTCGGCAGCCTCAGCGATTCCGCTCATAGACACGACCAACGAACCAGAAGCTAATAACCATATTGAAGACTGCTAGGTCCTCTGAATTCCACATGCTGACCAGCACGTCCTTCCAATCACCACCCTGCTGCAACGCAATCATGAAAGCGGCAACCTTGACGGCAGCGTATAGCCCCAGAAAAGCGTAGGTAACGGTAGGCCGCACCAGCGCAGAGAACGCGGCCACAAACTTACCGGCAGCCTTAGAGGTAGACGACTGCTCCTTGAAGGCTTCGGCCATGGTATCCATTTCGGCCATGGTCATGGTAGCTTCGGTCTGGCGCATAGCTATTTCGCCGCGCACCCTAGCAAATTCCATTTCGGCATTGAGCATAGCCAGTTCGTGCTTGCGCTCGTTGCCCTTGTCAAACATCTTAAAGACTTCTGGTGCTAGTCGGAGAACGCCCCCGAATACACCGCCAAGTAGAGTCTCGATCACGCTACTTCTCCAAATTAAATGAGAGGTTCTGATGGCGCGGGTAGGTCACAGTGCGTTCGCCTTCAGGACATTTGTATTTGATGGTGGCCAACAAAGTCGCTTTGCCGGGGGCAATGGGGTCCTTGTCGGAAATGGTCAGCATATAAGTAAAGGTATCGACGTCCGGCCCGGCAGGTCCCGTAAAGCGCGTCATGCTGGGAGCAGCTTCGTGGATCATGCCAGCCCCGTCACGGACCGTAACCTCAAAGTTCTCGACCGAACAGTCATCCCGCTTTTTGATTCGGGCCACAGTAACCTGAACTGGCTCCCCAATCTTGGCATCAACAATGCGAAAATGCTCGGGCGCCCAAACAATAATGTCATGCGTGAGCCAGCCAAACTTCTCACTTGCCGTGTAGCCGCCTACCGCCAATGCAAACGCAGCCGTAAAGAACTGTACAACAGGCGTGAGTTTGGGCAGGTCCATGGCTTCCGGCCATCTTCTTAGCGGCGTTTCTTGGCGGACACCTTGCCGCCCTTCTTCATAGCCTTCTCTTCTGCTTTGGCTGGGCGACCCATCGGGCGACGCACGTCAATGTCTTCGGCAAAGAACTTCACATTCGGGCGCGTGCGCCTGAAGCTCTGGTAGTTCACATTGGGATCAGAAGGCAGGTTGGTAGCGGGCGAAAGGCGCTGACGTTCCCGCACTTCGGGCGTAGGCGTCGGCTCTTCTTCCTTCTTGGCAGCCGCTTCCTTCTGGGCTTGCGCCTTGAACTCTTTGGCGTACTGCTGCTCATAGCTAACGCCCGGCGCCACTTCGAAATTGTAGGGATCGTTGATGGAGCCACCCGCTGCAAACTTCTTGGGCTTGGAGCGGCCTGCCTTTTGGAGGGCGATGGCAGTGGCCTGCTTGACGGCAGCCTTCTTGTTGGCTGGCTTGGAGGTACCAATGCGCCCGGACTTCTGGTAGTCGTCGACCAGCGTCTGGATGTTCTTGCTTACAGTCTTGTTGGACTTACCTTTGGCGAGGGGCATCTCAGCAATTCCAGGCCCGAAGGCTTTTGTTGATGCGGGAGTTAGGATCGTTGGCCGTCTTAGCCGAGGTAAGCTTCTTCTTCATGCCTTTCATTCGGGCACAGAAGCTGTCGCGCCGGGGACCACCCTCTGGTTGAGGGGCCTTGAGGCCGGGCTTGCCGGGGTTCGCACGATTGTAGGAGGCACGGCCTTTAGCATTGAGTCCGCCAGCGGGATTCTTGCCTTCGGCCCGTTGCCATGCTGGGGTCTTGGCCATGCCTCCATTATACTACAGTTAGCTCAATCTTTCAAGACTGATAGACTCCACGTCGAACTCGCCGGGCGCATAGAAATGTAACAGATGGACGCCATTCCACCACAGCTTCTTGGCTGCTTTGGCGTAGGCAAAATCGCCTTGCGGGTCCACGAAGCAACCGCCCACCAGGGCATGCAGCTTGGTGCCGTCGGCCTTGGTGCGGGTAGCCGTCGACAGCAAGTGCGAATGGCCACAGATGCAGGAGGTGTGCTGTGACTTGAGGAGGTTATTGGCGTGGTGTTCGCCGCCTTGCGGGCGCCCCATTACGCCGCTCACGAAGTAGTGCTGGAAGACTGCACCCAGAATCGTGACAGGCTTGAGGAACGGGTGGAACTTCACGTTCGCTTGCGGTCGGGAGTTCTTCAGCAGTTGCTGGACAGTTTGGGGGAAGCCCGAGGTAAGCAGGCGGTTGTCGGACTTCATCCATTTGTTGTAGCGATCCTCGTGGTTACCTTCGATGAAATGGATTTCGGCTTTGCCATGTGCGTGCGCTATCGAAATGATCCAATCGAGAGCGTCGAGGCCAGCTTGGATGTCGTCGCCCAGCGAACGCTTGTACCAATCGGGCGAGTCCATGTCGTGCGTACACAGCGAGGCAAAGTCCCACAGGTCACCGATATGGACGATCTTGTCCAGCGTTGCGTTGCGTCCATCCAGATACGCCATCAGCTTACCGAACCGCTCAAAGCTATCGCCCGGCATGGCGTGGGTGTCGGGGATCAGCAGCACCGTCTGGGGCTTGAACTTACTGCTCATGGAAAGGCAGTTCCTTCGTGTTGTCCGAAATGAATTCGTTGGTGTAGCCCGCGAGGGGCCGGTCGTCTTGTAGCCAAGGTCCGCTATCCGCGTCAAGCAGGATGCACAGGTTGGCAGCAGCATGGGCTAGGTGGGGGAGGCCCGTCTCGGGATCGTTGGATTGGCCATCCCACCATGCCATCAGGTGGCGCATCGCCGCATCGTAGTAGGTGGACGCTGAGACCGGGTCCTTGCGCCAGTTCATCGGGCCATACTTCGCTGCACCTATCGACATGACTTGGCCTACGGCTAGGAGGGGAAGCGGTGGCACCTTGCTTAGGGACGGCTTCGCCAAGCCATACTGGGTTTTGGGATTGGTGTCCATCAGATGCCCCATGCCCAGGACAGGACGGTTATGACGCAGCTAATAGCTGTGATGCCCATGGCGCCTGCACCCAGGTAGTCGACCCACTTGAAGTCGCGGTCCCGGTGGTCGACGTATTGAGCAGCCACAAACGTGACGACTGCGGCCAAAACAAAAATCGTAAACGCAATCTGCGTGACAATCATGTCAGACTCCTGTGCTGCCGAGGCCACCAGCCCCGCGCTCTGTGGTTGAAAGGTCAGTGACTTCTACAACTTCTAGTTGTGGCAGGGGGAGGATCATCAGTTGAGCGATACGCATTCCTGAATCGATCATGATGATGTCGGGCGAGGGCCACTGCGGCGAGAAGGGCAAGCGCGCCAAGATAACTTTGAGTTCGCCACGATAGTCCTCGTCGATGACGCCCGGCGCGTTCAGGACTTGGATGCCTTCCTTGTGGGCGAGGCCGGAGCGCGAGCAGATAAGGCCGACGTGACCGGGGGGTAGCTCGATGGCGATGCCTGTGCCCACGGTGCGCCGGGTCCGCATGTCGTCAAGCCATTGTTGCTCGTTGGCGTATAGGTCGAAGCAGGCAGCACCAGAGGTGGCGCGCGTGGGAAGGATGGCTGTGCTAGTAAGCCGCTTGAACTTTAGAGTCCCAACCATTGGCATTCCTTGTATTTGGTCATGGGGATTTCTTCTAGCTTATATATACTAAGAGGCTTCTTATGACAAGCTGTTTTTGCATTTTTATAGATTTGTAAGTAAGAAATTTTAACGTGCGGGTATATAGCTTGGACGATAGGCCCGTAGAATTCGAGAAGCTTTTTGCGGGCAGGCGCCATCCACGACAGCTTGACTTCGACGATGCAGACATGTTCGTCGGTCAGCCAGAGGAGAGCGTCGGGTTGGCATATGCCAGTGCGCTTGGGTGTCTTGAAGTACAACCAAGGCGAAACTTCGACACGTGGGTAGAGG